CAAACCTCTGCATGATTATTTGGTCTGCCTTTACTTTTTGTGGCATGGACATATCATTATAGTTTGGATATGCTTTCTTTCTGAAATTCATGAGTGTTTGTTTTTTAGCAACTAAAAGTAGTTTTTGACTACTTCGTACCCTCATCAAAGTGCGTTTCTTTTTTGCTTGAAATGCTGACGATTTTGCAAGAACTGCCATGCGACGAGCTTGTTTTTTGCGTTGAGCAACATTAACAACTCTTTCATTTAAATCTGAAAAGTCTCTAAACTTATTCATTTGTCCCATGCCTTTATTGCTGTAAAGTTATTAAACGAGAACTCCATACGGTCTACGAGTTTAACAGCTCCACCACTCACTTTATCAATAGCAACATAACCTTCGGGATTGGTCACTTTATAACCATTGGGTGTACGAATAAATGTATCAGTCAATCCCTTTACACTATTTAGTTTTTTAACAATTTGCATTTTTGCATCAACTAATAGGTTTTGAAAGGTAATAACTTGAACTAAGTTTACGGTATGTCGTTTTACCTCTCTTACATATTCCTTTTGAATATTACGATACTTGTCTTTACCTTTGCTACTTTTCGCTTTGTCAATCTGTTTCTGGATGGTATCAGACACCCACTGTTCATAACCCTTTGCATGAGCAGCAGGATTAGTTATCTTTTCTCCAGCCCGCACTTTACTGTTGTTATATGTTTTTAATGATGCACCAGCAAGAACACCTGTCATACTGTCTTGCAGTCTCAAAAATGCTCTCAACTTAGGACCGTTGATTTTTTGAAAAGTTCTACCGACTTCAGACAACACTTTTGTTACTTGCTCTGTTTCACTCTCTGTAAATGTGGCCTCTCCTGATACATCTTTGTATGTTGCATCATCCATCCACACAGAGGATACCTTGTTTAGTTTTGATATATCTGCACCAAAAGATGCTTTCATATTCTGTAGTTCATTACCTGTATATGTGGTATGCCAGACGATACCAACCTTAGAACGTAACATTGTTTTTCCTAAGTCACTGTTAACGGGCACCGCATATACAATCGTGTTTGGTTGGAATGTAATGTATTTGACACCATCAATTGTTTGTGTCTCTAAATCATCGGTATACATCAAGTCACCTTGCAGCACACCTTTGATACCTAACTTTGAAAACTCTTCGAGAGCAATCTTAAACTTTGAGTTCAGAGCTCCAGATAGATCATCGTCTATCTCTGCCTCTGTCTTATATAACTTTGGATTTACATTGAATACTGATTTCTTCGCAACAAAGAAGTCACCTGTCTCTGGTTCAACTCCCGCAAAGATGGCAGGCGCCCCGTCCCACTTCACAGTCATGTTGACAGAACTTCTGGAACCACCAGCAAGCATGTCTCTCAGTGACCGTAGAAAGTTGATAGCAGCTCGACCACCATCAACACCAAAGTTAAGGATTTCATCCTCTAGATGTTCAAGGTGCAAGTTTTTGCCTGCCTTACTTTCTGTGAGCATATCTTTGAAACTAATCATTTGTACACCACATGTGGACCCGCTTCGTCAGACTGTGACATAGAGTATGCAGCAATATTATCGCATACAGTATTTGCTATGCGTTTGTTGTCTTGTAATTGGGATACAAAGAACATACTTCTATATTTAGAAAATCTCCAATCCGCACCACCAACTCGACCAATCCTCTTTGCACTTGCAGATTTTACAAATGCGTCCTTTTTCATCCTAGACCCTTCCAAACCAATAAACATATTGTACAACTCTTCTAAAAACTGTGGTGTGGGGTTTGTTGCTAACTCTTTCAGAGTCCTATTGTCATAGGGAAATTTTGTTAGTGTGCTGTTTCTGACCATAATTGACTCCAACACACCACCACCTATCTTACCAGCAGCTGCTGACTTGCCTTTGACTTCACCTTGCCAACTCTTTGCATTGTCAAAAGTTCTAAGTTGCATCTTGACGTTCTTATCTTTCCCAAGGTAGATATAGTAGTCCTTGGAGTTGAAAAATGACCTGTCACTCTGTTTGTCGTAACCACCATACTCGACAGGCCGCCTGATGAATCCAGTGGTGTTATTTTCAACCACATTGACTCTATCAGATGTTACTTTTTTAAGTGATATGCCAATCAAATCACCAGAGGCATAGAGTTCTTTCAGATCGTTAGTAAACTCGCCAAGAGTCGAGTGTTTATTGAAATCAAATGAAGCACCAGACTTGACAGCCCATATGTCAGCAGGACTCCATTTGTTTATATCAGAGAATGGTTTTGGTCTTTCTGCGTTGTTGAGGTTTTTGAAAATTGTCTCTATTTCTTTCACAAAGGAAGACCCTCTATGAAATACATAGTCACCCGTGATATTTTTCTTCATCTCATTACCAATAGCGATGCTGGAATCCCACCATGATTGGTCCAATAATGATTCTATGTCATCAAGAGATTTGTCCACATCAAAATTTGCACTATAACTACCCCACTCCGTAGACGGTATTTCATCACCCACAGATAGTTTT